GATATTACTGATGCGGATGAAGGTGTAGACCTTGTTCTGAAGTATGCCAAAGATCCGGGCATGCTCTATCCCAAAACCTCTTTGACACCCCGCCGTAAGTCGTCTCCTCTTTGCGAAGATGAAGATGCAGATTGTCAAGAGTTGATCAGCAATGTCCCTGATTTTGACACTCTTTTTGAGCGCAAAACCAGCGAAGAAGTTGCTGGAATCTTAGATGAGGCAATGAACTCTGACTTGGATGCCGAAGCAAACTCGGCTGAAACTAGCAAGTACACTGCCCCGTCCAATGATGTTCAGGCGGCTCTTAACGAGTTGCTCTAACCAATGGGGGGCGCAAGCCCCCCTACTTTTTTGTAAGGAGATATAATGGCAAAAGCCGGTAAGTTGTCTATGGCAGACATGCGAAAACTCATTAACAAGAGGGCTGGCATGACCGTAGCACATAATCTAAATGAAGAGAATCCAACGGAAGTAAATGATTGGATTCCCACAGGATCTAGGTGGCTAGATTCTATTATTTGTAAAGGAAAGTTGGCTGGCATTCCAGTCGGCAAAGTAACAGAGATTGCAGGTCTTGAAGCAACAGGTAAATCATTCTTGGCAGCACAAGTTGCAGCTAATGCACAGAAGAAAGGTATTGATGTAGTTTATTTTGATTCTGAGTCTGCTATTGATCCGCAATTTTTAGAGAGGGCAGGATGTGACGTTGATACTCTGCTTTATGTCCAAGCCCAGTCTGTTGAGTTTGTACTTGAGACAATTGAAGACCTTTTGGCTAATAATGAAAATCGGATGCTTTTTATCTGGGATTCTCTTGCCCTTACACCTGCTATTTCCGACGTGGAAGGAGACTTTAATCCACAGTCTTCAATGGCTGTAAAAGCAAGAATCTTGGCCAAAGGTATGTCAAAGCTGACGGTTCCAATTGCTAACAGCCAATCAACCTTCTTGGTCCTAAACCAGTTGAAGACTAACATCACTAGTCGTCCTGCCGAGGCTTTGACCACCCCATATGTCACTCCCGGTGGTAAGGCTATGATTTATGCTTACTCTCTTCGTATCTGGCTGACGGGTCGCAAGGCCAAGGCTGCTTACATCACAGATGAAAGTGGATTCCGTATTGGCTCTGAGGTCAAGGTCAAGCTGGAGAAGAGCAGGTTTGGAACACAAGGTCGGCAATGCAACTTCAAAATCTTGTGGGGTACTGACAACATTGGTGTTCAAGACGACCAGAGCTTGTTTGAGGCAGTCAAGAGTTCAAAGTATATGAGTTCTTCTGGAGCTTGGTATTCTATGGAAATGGCTGATGGTAAAGTAGAAAAGTTTCAACCTTCTAAGTGGGAACAGAAGATGGCTAATCCTGCATTTAAGCAGCGAGTCTATGACATTATGGACGAGGAAGTAATCCAGAAGTTTGACCAGCGACTGGGTAAGGCAGAAGATTTTTACGAAGAAAAGGGTGAATAAATAACTTTTATTTTCGTCTAATAAAGGAACGGAGGTTAACATGAAAAGAATTGTTACTTTTATTTTGTTTCTAGTATTCCTGTCAGGAAGCGCTTTCGCACATCCTATTCATAATCCTAGCTATGAGTATGAAGAGTATCGCATCACATATCCTTCATACCATGTGGTCTATGAATATTATGACCACTATTGGCACACTCATAGAAGTCACTACCATAGCCATCCCTACAAATATAAAAAACATATTCACTATAAAAAGAAGTATAAAAAATACAAAAAACATAAAAAAAGATATTATTATTATCATTAAATTGTTGACTTTTAGCCCCGCATCATATAAAATATGCGGGGCTTTTCTTTTTTAAGACCTATATGTATAACAGGAGAGCATACATATGGAAATCATAAAAGAAATCCTTCAGAAAAAAATAGAATTGATAGAAGAGGCGAGTTACTTTGTTTCAGCCTTAGAAAACCAAGATTATGATTCTGAAGAAGATAAAGAAAAGCTTGAGCAAGAACTTGAACAATTACTTAAAGAACTTGGCATAGAGCTTGAAAATGAATAAAAAAAGAGTATTACTTATTGACGCATTAAATCTTTTCATGAGAAACTACATTGTAGACCCCAGCCTGTCTACAAATGGTCAGCCAATTGGCGGAACAAAAGGTTTCTTAAAATCACTACAATCTGTTTGTAGAACTGTTAACCCAGACCTAATCTTTGTGGCATGGGATGGCGGTTCGCAAAAACGCAAGAGCATTGATAAAAATTACAAGGCTGGCAGAAAACCAGTTAGGCTCAATCGTGGCATTCACAACATGACTGCTGGGCAGCAAGAGGATAACAAGAACTGGCAACAAGAAAGACTCATTGAGTATCTTAACGAGATGCCAATCTTGCAGTCTTATGTTGAAAATGTAGAGGCCGACGACATTATTGCTTTGGCTTCCCAGTCACAGGCTTTGTCCGAGTATCACAAAATCATTTTAAGTTCAGACAAAGACTTCATTCAGTTGTGCGATGACACAACTATCTTGTATAGACCAATTCAAAAAGAAATCTTAAACAAGAAAAGGATCTTAGAACAGTACGAAATCCATCCAACAAACTTCGCACTTGCTAGAGCAATCGCAGGTGACAAGAGTGATAACCTTCCCGGCATCGGCGGAGCAGGTTTGCCGACTGTATCTAAGCGATTTCCTTTTCTTTCTGAGGAAAAATCATATACGATACAAGAACTAGTTGACTTTGCAGAGGGAGTTGATAGCAAACTTAAAGTCTTTAAGAATGTTGTAGAGAAGCGAGATATCATTGAAAAGAATTATAAGATGATGCAACTATATGCACCAAACATTTCTGCAAGAAGCGCACAGCATATAAGGTCAATATTGAAAGAGCAAAAGTTAATGTTCAACAAGACAGGCGTTCAGACCATGATGATGGTTGATGGCTTCGGTGCATACGATATGGCAGATTTATTCGCACTGTTTAGGAGAATGGTGGTGGAAAGTAAGGGAGGATAACGAATTGGAATTTTGGGATAAACTATCCATGCTGACGAAGGTATCGTCAGCATTTTTTATTTTAGGCAAGGCGACAGGCTTTATGACATTTATGATGTATTTTGTTGATTTAGCGCTTGCAAAATGGATGTTAATGTTGTATGCTTCTTTTATTGGAATTAGTATTTTGCTTTCTTGCATTCAAATGTTTAGAACAAAGAAGGCAGATACGAAGCCCTCGTTGGAGCAGGTCCAAGCATGGGCTAAAGAATACAACCTATTGGATGTAAAATGACAGAACAAGCAAGTTTTTCAAACTACGGGAAAGATTTTCAAGAGAAACTAGTCTATTTGATTATGACCGAGAGACCTTTCTGCGACCAGATTGGCGAAGTGCTGGATGTATCTTTCTTGGAATTGAAATATCTACAGGTGCTTACCTCTAAGATTTATGAGTACAAGAACAAATATACGACACACCCGTCTCTCAAAGTGCTTGGCTCTATAATCAAATCAGAAGTTTCGTGTGATGATGAGGCAGTAAAAGAACAGGTTGTAGATTACTTTAAAAGATCTATTACAGATGTTGAGATGTTGCGTGACAGTGACTATATCAAAGAAACTTCACTAGATTTTTGCAAGAAGCAGAAACTAAAAGAAGCAATGATGAAGTCTGTTAAGTTGCTAAACAATTCATCCTTTGATGAAATTAGCACTGTTATTAACGATGCAATCAAATTGGGTGCTGATGGCAACTATGGTTATGACTATAAAAAAGACTTTGAAGAAAGGTATATGCTCAAGGCGAGAAACCCAGTCACAACCGGATGGGAGAAGATAGATGCCATTTGCAAGGGTGGACTTGGCAGTGGAGAACTAGGCGTAGTCATCGCTCCAACTGGTGCTGGTAAGTCCATGGTACTTGTACATTTAGGAGCCCAAGCAGTAAAAGCAGGTCTAAATGTTGTGCATTATACCCTAGAACTTTCACATACGACCATTGGGCAAAGATATGATAGTTGTCTAACTGGTGTAAATTTAAAGGATTTGTTTTCTTTGAAGGAACAAATTTATGAAAAAGTGAAAGATATAGAAGGTAATGTCATAATTAAAGAGTATCCAACAAAGTCTGCCAACACTAATACTATTCGGGCTCACTTGGATAAATTAAAGCAACAGGGTATACCTATTGATATGATCATTGTTGACTACGGAGATTTGCTCAAACCACTAACTGCGCCTCGTGGCAGTGAAAAGAGACATGACCTAGAGTCAATCTATGAAGAGTTGAGGGCTACTGCACAAATTTATGAGTGCCCTTTGTGGACAGCTTCCCAAACCAATCGCTCCGGTCTCAATGCCGAACTGATAACAATGGAAGCCGTTTCCGAATCATTCAATAAGTGCTTTGTGGCTGATTTTATTTTCTCCTTGTCAAGGACAATTACAGACAAAGCAAAGAACAGAGGCAAGATTTTTGTTGCTAAGAATAGAAATGGCAAAGATGGTGTGCCTTATCCAATCAAAATGGACACATCTAACATTAAGTTAGAGGTCCTTGAGAGCGAGTTAGAGGAAACGGAAAAGCCAGACGCAAAAAAGCAACAAGAAAAAATTAATCAAGTTTATAAAGAATTTAAAAAATAGAGAGGAAAAGGAATGACAGATAAACACAAAGTAGCAAGAGACATCTTGTCGGACATCACAGTCCACATGAAGTATGCTCGCTATCTCCCTGAAAAGGAAAGGCGAGAAACATGGAGCGAGATCGTTGATAGAAACAAGGCAATGCACCAAAAGAAATACCCAGAACTAGCAGAGGAGATTGAATCTGCTTATGAAATGGTATATCAAAAGAAAGTGCTCCCTTCCATGCGCTCAATGCAGTTTGGAGGTAAGCCAATTGAAGTAGCACCTAACCGCATATACAATTGTGCATTTGCGCCGATTGATGACTGGCGTGTGTTTAGCGAAGTTATGTTCCTCCTCCTTGGAGGTACCGGAGTGGGCTACAGTGTGCAACAACATCATGTAGAAAAACTACCAGAAATACAAAAGCCTACATCAAAAAGAACCCGTCGTTTTTTGATTAATGATTCTATTGAGGGATGGGCAGATGCAGTCAAGGCGCTAGTTCAATCATATTTTAAGGGCGGATCTAGGCTGCGATTTGATTACTCGGACATCCGCCCAAAAGGCGCTCGCCTTGTCACCTCTGGTGGAAAAGCACCGGGACCACAGCCTCTCAAAGAGTGTTTGGTGAAACTCCATGGTATGTTTGAAGCCAAAGAAAACGGAGACAAGCTAACCACAATTGAAGCCCATGATATGATCTGTCACATTGCCGACGCAGTTCTTGCCGGTGGCATCCGTCGTGCTGCCCTTATATCTCTCTTCTCTGCTGATGATAACGAAATGATTGCTGCCAAGACAGGCAACTGGTGGGAGACCGCCCCCCAGCGAGGTAGAGCAAACAACTCTGTTGTGCTCCTTCGCCACCGTATTACTAAAGAATACTTCCAAGATCTTTGGGAAAGAGTAAAGGAATCAGGCAGTGGAGAGCCGGGATTTTATTTTTCTAATGATAAAGACTGGGGAACCAATCCCTGTTGTGAAATTGCACTACGACCTTATCAGTTCTGCAACTTAACAGAGGTAAATGTAAGCGATGTTGAGAGTCAGGGGGAACTAAACAGTCGTGTGAAAGCGGCTGCACTGATCGGCACACTACAAGCAGGCTATACCGACTTTCATTACTTGCGTGATATATGGCGTAGAACCACAGAAAAAGAAGCACTTATTGGTGTCAGCATGACTGGAATTGCCTCCGGGAAAATACTTGGCTTAGATACAACTGAGGCC